TGAATCAGATAATCAAGCATTGAAAGGAAAAATATATGTTGGTGACAAGGCTATTGAAGAGAAAATTGGTCGAAAGGTTAGATGGGAACTCCAGTTTTCTAAAACCAGTCCTGCTTTTCAGTCTGGTGAATATGATTTCTATTTTAGAGGCGATAACCTGGGCATTGATGGGGTCGCTGATCTTGTTGACACTGCTGAGTTAGTAGGCATAGTAGAGCGTACAGGAGCATGGTATCTACTTCCAGACGGTTCAAAAGTGCAGGGTAGAGATGGTTTTGTTTCACGAGTAAGAGAGGATCTTGATCTACAGCAAATGATTAAGGATAAGATCAGTGGATAAGTATACAGTCTATGAAGGTAAATTTCCTTGTAAGACTTGTAAAAAAGAAGTAAAAACTATTCGCATATATCCTGCTACTGGAATGGCTTCATGGATGTGTCCAGAAAAACATTTATCAGAAGTAGAGTTATTTAAAGTAGGCTATAAAAAGAAAAAGGCTAATGAGCGAGAAGAACGAAAGTAAAAGAATAGGTGCCAAGCAGCACAAGAATTCTGGTAGAAATACTAAGAAGGGTGATGCTACTTGGGAAAATTTTACTGTAGATTTTAAGGAAAACTCAAAATCTTTTACGCTTAATCAGGATGTATGGGCTAAGGCAGTCACAGATGCTATCAGGAACGGTAACGATCCAGCGATAGTTGTGGTATTGGGCGAGGGTAACAAGAAGGTCAGACTTGCTATAATAGAGTTAGAACTACTAGAACAGATGGTGGAAAATGGAACAGAATAATACAACGCTTGAAATGGTTAATGGTTTAACAGAGATAGCAGATTATATGAAGGATGAGGAGTTAACTGCTGCACTTACCTTTATTGCTAAATTAATTATTAAGCCAGATATTCCTATGAATGTCGCTACAGTGGAAATAGTAAGACTACAAGCAATCGCAGCAAAAATGTCATTCCGTGCTACTTGGATGGCCAATGTTGACAAATCAGATAGAGGAAAGAAAAACATATATTATACTGCAGCGGAATCAATAAATAACTTGGTATCCGCACTTAAGTATATTATTCGTTGATCTGGTATAATTATATAAAAGGAATGATATGACTAAAAACTTACTAAAGCAAGTTATGATTAAAAGTGACAAAAAGGCCGCTTCTGAAAAAGACGAGCCTAATTTTGTAGAAGGTTTAGCAGAAGCCATACAGAGTGGATATACTGCAGACCTTAAACCTAAGTTTCAAAAAAAGACTGCGTTTGCGCCATCAACATTAACTTATGGTGCTGGTGAATGTGCAAGGTATTGGTATCTAGCATTTGAAGGTGCCGTCTTCCATGATAACGCAGATGCCTATGGTGTAGCCAACAGAACTCAGGGAACTATGGGCCACGATAGAATTCAGGAAGCAATCCTGAAATCTGGATTACTTCAAGAGGGTATGGAATTTGATCCAGAGCCAAGTAAATATAAGAAGCAAATACATCCAGCACTAGAGTTTAGAATTAAATATCAGGATCCTCCAATTGGTGGATACGGAGACGTAATGCTAAATTATAAGGGTGAAACAATTTTAGGCGAAATTAAAACAATGCCTAATGAGGGTTTTGAATATAAGAAGGCAAGTAGAAAGCCCAAAAATGGACACCTGATGCAGTTGCTTATGTATATGAAAATATTAAAGAAAGATAAGGGAGTAATGATTTATGAAAATAAAAATAATCATGAATTGTTAACGCTTCCTGTACAAGTAAACGATCATTACCGTCGGTGGGTAGACCAGGCATTTGATTGGATGCGGACAGTTAGAAAGGCTTGGGAAGATAAAACCTTGCCACAAAAAACTTACAGAGCAAACTCAAAAATCTGTAAGGTATGTCCACTCCAAAAAGCATGCGCTGAAGCAGGGACAGGGGTAATTAAAATTAAACCTCTGGAGTTGCTGCAAGATGAAACATTGTAGTTGGTGTGATGCTACTTTTAAAACAGATATTTCTTATCAAATATACTGTTCAGAAAAATGCAGAGAGTCTGCAACTAAAGAAAAAATATCTCAAAGATATTTAATCTCTAGAAGGCAAAAGAGAAAAGGGAAGGATAGACGTTGTAAGATGTGTAATGAAAGATTGTCAATATACAATGATGATAACCTATGCACAAAATGTAACGTGAACCCTTCCGATGTCTCTAAGGCGTTAAAACAAATCAAAGGAAATTCTAAGTGAACAAGCCAGAGCGCATCTGCGCTATTGATGCAAGTACAAATAGTCTTGCTTATGCAACCTTTCATGGAGATAATCTTAAAGAATTGGGCAAAATCAATTTTCAAGGAAAAGATATCTATGAAAAGGTAGTAGATGCTGGTAGAAAATCTAAAGGCTTGTTTGATAACGTTGTTAATGTAGATGCCATTGTTATTGAACATACAGTATTTATGAATAGCCCAAAAACTGCTGCTGATCTAGCATTAGTTCAAGGTGCTCTTTTGGGCGCAGCAGGTCAGTCTGGTATTCGTACTATTGGTAAAGTATCTCCAATAACATGGCAAAATTATTTAGGTAATAAAAGATTAACAAAAGAAGAGCAGATACAGATAAGGTCTGCTAATCCTGGCAAGTCAGATTCTTGGTATAAGTCTTTTGAAAGAGATTTTAGAAAACAAAGAACTAGTAAATTATTAAATATTCTTTATGATAAGAAAATATCAGATAACGATGTGGCAGATGCTTGTGGAATTGGGCATTGGGCAATCAATAATTGGGATAAGGCAATAGCATGATAGATATTAAAACAGAGGCAATGATAGAGCATCTTATTTTACAAAATGCTATAGAGATAAGTGGATTTGACGAAGAGACTGGCGAAATGCTATACTCTATAACGGATAAATTGGAAGAGGTTCATCCAAGGCTTTACAAAGAACTTAAGGTAGACTTTGAAAAGCACATGTTTGAATTAATCGATCAAGGTCCAAAAATTATGCAATGGAGGCTAAGAGTATGAGTGGAAAACTTTACACCAACGAGTCTTGGCTGCGTAAAAGATACGTTATGGATAAAAAATCACCACAAGATATTGCAAAAGAATGTAATGCAAGTGTAGAAACTATTTATGTTTATCTTGCTAAATTCGGATTAAGGAAGTCAAAAAGATGAGTTTAGAACCAGTATTTCCAGATTCAAGAGATTTTAAATGTGAGGATTTGTATCTCCTTACAGTTGGCACTGAGGCAGGAAAAGAAATTTGGGCTACCTGCCATGAAATTGCACATATGCTGGTCAAAAAGAATATTGCCTACGGCAATTCAGCCCTAGACCCTGTTCGTGTTTTTTCAAAGGCGGGACCAAGAGAGCAACTTTATGTTCGAATTGACGATAAGTTAAATAGACTTATGAAAGGCACAGACTATCCAGGAGATAACGATATTGATGATTTAATTGGCTATCTTGTTTTATTAAAGATTGCAAAGGAGAAAGATGTCAACTGAAGATGATCTTGTTAAACATTTAGACGAAGTTAATCGTGTTGTTGAGGAATATCTTAAAGGTAATGACCCTACCGTAATTTCTAAACAACTTGCTATGCCAAGAACTCGTGTTGTTGCTCATCTTAATGAGTGGAAAGTTATGGCATCTGCTAATGATGCTATCCGTGCTCGTGCAAAAGAAGCGCTTGCTTCAGCCGATGCACACTACAATAAACTTATCACAAAGGCATATGAAGTTATTGAAGATGCCAATACTACTGCTAATCTGGGAGCAAAGACACAGGCAATTAAACTAGTTATGGATATCGAATCTAAAAGAATTGATATGCTTCAGAAGGCTGGTTTATTAGAAAATAAAGAACTTGCTGAAGAGATGGTAGAAATAGAAAAACGTCAAGAAGTTCTGGTTGAAATATTAAAAGACATTGCTGCAGAATATCCGCAAATTCGTGATGAGATTATGCGTAGATTGTCAAGTATTGCAAAAGAAAATGAAACGGTGACTATAGTTCATGAAGTTCAATGATTTCTTTGAAGCATTGCAGGATAATCATTTTGAAGAAATTCCTGTAGATGTAAAGACATTTGTTGAGTCTCCTGATTATTTAGGTCAGCCATCGCTATCCCCAATTCAGTATGACATCGTAGAGGCTATGAGTCAAATGTTATACAAAGAAGATCTGCAGAGAATCATGGGTGATGAAGATGGTGCTCGTCATTATGAAAAGTATACTAAGAATGAAATTATTTTGCAGTTAGGCAAAGGTAGCGGTAAAGATCATACATCTACAGTAGCATGTGCTTATGTTGTTTATAAACTTCTCTGTCTTAAAGACCCAGCAAGATACTTTGGAAAACCACCTGGAGATGCTATAGACATTATTAACGTGGCTATTAACGCACAACAGGCTAAGAATGTTTTCTTTAAAGGTTTCAAAACTAAGATTGAGAAATCCCCATGGTTTGCTGGAAGGTTTAATGCTAAGGCAGATTCTGTAGAATTTAATAAATCAATCACAGTTTATTCTGGACACTCAGAAAGAGAGTC